CTTATTCTAACAATGCCACCCTGTCGGTCATCAATCCTCTGCTTAATGGCAACGACAATTATCCGACTTAAATCACAAATCAGACACATGACATAACAGAGCTTGCGAGGTAACACATCGTCCGGTTTCTTCCACCATCGCACCGGACCAGCGACCATGAGGGGACAACGCCGCGCTCCGTTAACGCGGTAAACCCCGGTGTGTATCGTTTTTGATTATCCCCGCACACTCGCGCAGAGGAGTCTCCCGGTCGGGCTGCGGTCTCTGTTAATGCAGGAATACGGCGACAATACCGCGCATGGATAATAAGGTCGCTCAACACACTGGCTGTAATGCAGCGGATACCATGCGGCATTTAGCGGCATTCATCGTACACTCAACGGTTAGCTCTTCATTCGTGGCATTCACCTGAAAGGTCCGGGAGTGTAATTGCGTACATTTACCACTGAACGAACCTTCAACAAGAACACGACCACACTGCAAAATACGGAACGGAATTGTTCCCTGAAAAGACTTTACGGTTACCAGTAATTTCTTCATGCATTCTCCGGATAACAAAAATACTAGTTAATACACTGAGTGCGGATATATTCCTGCGCCCCTTCCAGCTGCTTCTGCATTGTCATCAACCGTTCTCTGAGGATGAAATAATCCCGTTCAGCGGTGTCTGCCAGTCGGGGGCCGGTTGCATTATCCACGCCGGAGGTGGTGGGGGCTTCACGCACGGAGCCTGGACAGGTGGCTTTAACCCGCAGGCGCTTACGACCAGCGGCAACATCAGCACGCAGAGTTTCATTTTCAGCTCTCGCATCGGCTAATTCCCTCGAGTATTTTGCATCGAGCGCAGCAACATCGCGCTGGCGCACCTGCATATCAGTAATGGTTGCGTTTGCCAGCTCCAGCTCTCTGGCTTTTTTATCGCGCTGCGCTTTGTAGGTGATGGCGTTATCGCGGTAATGATTCAGCCCCAGACTAAGCGCACCACAGGCCACCAGCAGGACAATAATCACCACACACAGAACACGGTTCATATCACCACCATTTCACTGTTTTCTTTTTCCAGACGTTTTTTTGCAACAGCGAAATACCGGTCATCCTTTTCTATTCCGGTAAACCGTCTCCCCGTCCGGATACATGCAACACCTGTTGAACCACTCCCCATAGTAAAATCCAGTACCCTGTCGCCAGGGTTGCTGTACGTCTGAATCAGCTCTTCCAGTAATGCAACTGGCTTCTGGGTCGGATGCCATCGCTCCCGCTCCCGCGCGTACTCCAGAATATTTGCGCGGTATTTTTTCCCCTGAGGGAGATTAAAAACCACAGTGCCGTAACCGGAATTCACTTTGCGCATTTCTTCATATGTCATGAAACCCGGCATACGGTCGATACCAAAGCGTTTAATTAACTCGTTATACGTATCCTGTGAGCAGAGGGAAAACTGGAGTGTGTTCACGCAAAAAAAATGCTCTGCCCGACGGTGCCCCAGTGTTTTGTTAACTTCCTTGTCTGTCCTGTGGCCAATGAAAGAAAGGATATTTCGGGCGTACTCCCTCAGCGGGTGGTTTTTCTCACTGTCATATTTTTTCCGGAAAACAACGATATCCTCGAATAAAGATACAGGTGCTTTTTTTACTGAAAGCGGGTTGGGGAAATGCTCCTTCTTCCACACCATACGATATAAAAACGGCAGGTTTTTATCCGCCAGAGTAATCATCGTGCTTGTATGCGGCTCCTGGCTGAACATGACCAGCACACCGCCCACCCTCAGCAGTCGTTCGCACTGTGTGAAAATATCTTCAGGATTTAAGGCATCGTCCCATGCTGTCGTACTCTTATCCCATGTACGGAGTGTAAGCCCTTTAATGGTTCCATACGGCGGGTCACATAAAACCAGGTCAACACTTCCCGGTAGTAATGAAGGCATAACATCAAGACAGTCACCGGAATACAGTACACATTTCATGTTTCTGTCACCCCACCAGCCCTGACAGAGTTAAGACGCGCCAGGCAGTGGAAAAGCAAATAGCAACCAGCATTAGTGAAAATGAAATGCCGACGATTACACAGAGGATCTTCGCCAGCATTATGAGTTTGTCTGACATGCTTAATCCTCCCTTCACGATTTCAACGCAATGACCAGTTTTGCCAGCCCATACAGTATCGGAGACACAGCGATACCAACCGCCACCCACTTAATAGCAAAAGCCAGCGCTCTGCTGATGTCATCAGTTACTCTGGCGCTTTCAGTTCAAGGCCGTTTTTCATAGTCAACCTCAACAGAATTCGTTTATACTTTTCCATGTTCTCCCTTGCCTTATCCAAGGTCAGAAACACAAAACCCCGCTTGCTGCCAACAAACGGGGTTTTTACTTTTATTCACTTAGGTTTTGCCAGTTCGCAGGATTTCGTGTTATCCGTCCGCGTTAGTCAACGTCATTTTTCAGCAAAATATTCTGCTTATCTGTCGATACCCCAGCACGCCAGCGCGCTCTCCTGGTCACGACGGGATACCTGACCATAACAATTATTTGAGCGGATACGGCAGTCTCTGCCACCGTCCTTAATCCACCAGCGAATCGCTTCACACGCTCCCCTGCGATCGCCTGCATTAATTCGTTTATAAAACGTCGACGGGAAACACTTACCGGGGCCAATGTTGTAAGGACAGAATGACGCGATCCCCGCTTTCTGGGGTTCGGTCAGTGGCACTCTGATGTTTTTCTCCACCCATGCCAGCGCTTTATCACGCTCAATGGCGTTAACCTGGTCGCATTTCCCCTTCGACAGCGTCATGCCAGGAATCACAGGCTTACCATCCACCCGGGTGGCACCTCGGCAGATGGTCCAGATACCCGCACCATCACGGTATGCCGTGGTGTGGTTACCTTCTTTTTCGTCAAGAAACTGGTCGAGGATTTCAGGCGCAGGCGCACCTGCGGCAATCAGCGCCAGAACGGCAGCCGACAGGCCGTATTTGATTTTGGTGTTCATGGATATTTATCAGGATTTATCGGTTCCGAATCCCTGGATATGTTAAGTCTTCAGCCTGCCAGTGGTGGGCACTGGCACATGTAACAAAAGAGGGATGGCTGATAACCTCAATAAGGAGAACTTAATGGAAATATCAAACCATGAACTTTTTCAACTAATTCAGGGGCTTCAGCGCGAAAACATAGCTATAAATACCGCAGCCAATTTCCTGTTCTACAACATCGTTGACATTCTGGATCAGCAAAGTGGAGACAAGAAATTCAGTGATGAGCTTAAAACCAGGTTACATAGCGAACTGAGCAAAATCACAACCTCAGGTAAACCAGAGATTAAAGTCGCCATCAATACCCTCATGCAACCACCGGTAAGACCCATGTTTGGCAATACCAGTCCTGAGCCATTTTTGAAATAAAAATCTAAGCAGCCACTGCTAAATCATCAGAAATTTCATGAATTAGCGAGGCTGCTTTTTTTAAAGCCAGCGCCTCATAAAACGGAATGGTAGCATCTTCCCGTCGTTCAATATCTATTTCAATATTGAACAACAGCATTGATGGAACCTGATAATTATATATACCAAGGACAACGACAACATTTTTATCCCCCATGTGGAATGATTTAACTGTCATATCGTATTTTTTCATTTTTCACCTCAATTGTTTTCTCTTTTACTATATGCGCCATTTGAGATAAGTCAGCCCCGGCTGGATCCAGCCATCAGGCTCTTTCTTAAAGGGTGGCGTATTGAAATCACAAAGAAGACCCTCCCGCACCGCAGCATCCCTGTCTGCACCACTGGCAAGTGCTTCAATCTCTGCCGCCAGCTGCAGATATCCCATGCAGCGACCAATGCGCTTCATCAGCCCCTGTTTTTTATTGTTCTTCAGGTAATCAATGGCAAATTCAATGAGCGTCTCACTGTGCTGGTGCGATGGCGGTGTTACTTTTCCATTTTCTGATATGGTGATTTTCCCGTCATCACCGGATACAACAAAGGATGGCCGGTTACACTCCCATTCCTGGTCTTTATCCGGTGCAGACGCAATAAAATAACGCTTATTGCCTTCCTCTCCGGCACTTTTAACCGTAATGGAGTACTTTTCTGACAATGCGGCCGGTAAAAACTTTTCCTGCAAAATCTTCGCAAAGGTCCTGCGAGCAATTTTGATGCAATCATCGTAAAACGCCGCAAACTGCTCATCGCAGCGTTTGTTTGCATCTTCAGAAGGCATCAGCACCGACAGTTTTTTATTCAGTTCAGCAATTTCATTTTCCAGACGACTGAAGCGCTGATTCATTTCTTCATGGTTCATCGTCTACTCTCCCCGCGCCGCCTTACGACGGTCTTCTTTAATCTTGAAATACAGGTTCGTCAGGTACGTCAGCAGACCAAACAGCAGACTCCCCAGCACGCCTATTGCCGCCCACTGAGACGGGGAAACCCTGTCCAGCAACTGCAGGAACCAGTAGCCCGTTCCCACCGCTGACGTGGTGTATGACACACCTGTTGTGATTTTTTCCATCTGGTACATACCCCGTCTCCCGCAATCCGGAAGCTCACAACAATATAAAGACCACCGGCACACACCGATGGTCCCTTGCGCATGCTTACATCATCATGTCGCTGTCGGGTGTGGGTTCACCGCCATCTGAAGCACTCCCGTCACCCGCAATGCCTTCCGGCTCCGGAACAGCCGGTGCGCCCAGCAGTTCATCCAGAATGGCATCCACTTCTGCATCAAGACGCGACTCAAGGTTCTGGCGGAGTTTCTGTTTCAGTGCGCTCAGGACTTCTTCAGAGCGCAGGACTTCCTTCACTGCTTCAGCAGTGACCAGGGGTTTTACTTCTGACATAGGATTTTCTCGCTGAAAGGGGTTATTAAGGAGTAATGGGCTCTTCGGGTTTGCTTCCGGCTGACTGACTGGCGCTGATTTTCTCAGCGGCCCTTTTATCAATCTGCCTGCGCCAGAAATCGCGCACTGCCCTGTACCCACCCGAAAGAAGATACAGCACACAGACCGCCGTACAGAAGTACAGCATTAACTGGTTCAGAAATGTCATGGTTTCTCACCGTGATAGTTGACATAATTTACTTATTTTTGTAGAAAAACACCGCAGACTTCGGTGTCATCATGGTCGTTTTACCAGCCGCCAGCTTCCATTCCTGCCGCTGGCGGCTTTTTTTAGCAATTATGCGGCTGCTCCAGCTTTGTTTGCTTTAACTTCCACCGTATCAATAAGTACAGGGTAAGTTTCAGCAGTACCTGTAATATCCGTAATGACAAACCTGTTGAGTTCATTAGCAGTATTGGCCCATTTCACCAGGTCAAACGCCTGTCCATCCACATCATCAAACACCGGAGTAACATTAATGCTGTTACTGCCCTTAAATTTAAATGCAAGCGTATGCCAGTCATGGTCGAATGCGCCAAACGTGCCAAGTTCTTTTTGTTGATTACCTGTATGATGGTATGCAACATCAATACTGGCTTTATCTGTCTGGACAAAGAAAGAACTCAGATAGCCTTCACCACCCTCACCCGGCCATTCCGCTATTCGCCAGTACAAACCAAAGGCATACTTGTTTCTGGTTGTTTCAAGATTGACGTTTTCAGGGATTTTAAACCGGACAGCAATTTCCCCGCCTTTTTCCAGTAACAGTTTTGCCTTGTCTGCAGCAATATCACAGTACATTGACCAGGATTTCGCGCTGTTATTTTTCTCAATTCGCAGAGCTTTATTGCCGCTGTCATCAACCAGTGTGCGTCTGCCATCCATACCGTCCCAGCCATAAGGTTTCAGCTGATTGTCCGAAGCTTTTTTGGCATCGTAGAGAATGACAGACTCCGAAGTGGCAACCGTATTTTCTTCATTATGAGCTTCAGAAGCTGGCGATGAAGAAGATGTTGGCGCCTCTTCCGGTGCTGTTACTTCTGTAATACCATTCACAAAGGCAGATGATTTACCTGCATAGGTTACAATTGCTGTTGCCAGTCGATCCGAAACGATACCTCGACGAGCCCATGAGCTAAAATGGCTATCTCTGTACTGTGACGTCCATGTTGTTGAACTATCACGCCATTTGGAGCCATAATATCCAATAGCTTCAATATCCGGGTCTTCCTCGGGCTTATTGGTTGTAACATTTGCATTATTTTCATCCGTCATAAACGGAACAAAATAAATAGCCTTATCCGTTTTCCCTTTGTAACCACCGTACACAACTTCATATTGAGACGCGTATTTGGTTTTCCAGTAATACGTGGTATCGCCGCAAATCCAGGGGACTTTCGCAGCACTACCATATACGCATTGAGCATCATATTTCTCTAACTCAGTGCGGAAACCTTCAACCATTTTCAGGAAAAGTGCATTGTGTTCTGCATGTTTTCCGGCAGCCATATCTGCCTCACCCTGCATCCAGACAACGCCAAGAAATACGTTCTTTTTGTTTTTGTCTAATGCAGCTTTGGTTCTGGCAACCAGATCTTTATATAGAGGTGTCCCAAGCCCCCATTTTGATGATGCGTCGATTGCGCCAGAGGCTTCATAATACTGTCCTTCTGTTCCGGTACTAAAGCCTGATCCGCCACGTCCACAAGGGACCAGCAGAATACCTGCATTAGCAGGGATAAATGGCAGTAGTTTCTTACCAATATGCAAACCCTGGCCAACACAACCGTATTCTGCATCTTTAGCTTTGGGGGGTTTTAGCCTGGTCATATCTTCAACATCATGAAGACAATGGTCTGCCGGAATGATGTCGTTATATTTACAGGGAGTACCTCCCGGTGTCACTGTACTGCGACGCGCCAGCTGCTTAATACGCGGGTCCGGACGGTCATATGTCTCCGGCAGCGGAAGGCCTTCACCATATGCCATGCTGTTTGACTGGCCAGCCAGCGTAATCACGTAGTAATACTCTGGGTCGCTGGTGGCGCTGATAACTGTGCCTTCTCCATCCGACGGCTTCACCACCACAGGTGTGGTGACATCACCTTCCGCCGCAATGGCCTGCATCAGGGTATAAGGCGTGATGGCCACCGGGCTGCCAAATGGCTGCCACCCCTCCTTCAGTTTTTGAGTCAGTCGCTCCGCAAGGTCTGACGGCGACGCCGCCCTGACCACGTCATAGTGTTTAAATGCCATGAATCCTCCCGGTCGGGATAATGTTGTGAGTCAGATAAGGGGCGGGCTGAAGTCCGGAAGTTACAGGACAATGACAGAAGGAAGACTACAGCCCGCAATACGAAAAAGGCCGCGCAGTTGCGCAGAGTGATTACTGTCGGGTATTATTCGCCAGCTGAAAAATTGATTACTTCACGTTTTGTTGTTTATTCCTTGCTGCCCGCATCTCACCATGCGGGCTTTTTTTATCCATAAGAAAGCCCCTCCGGAGAGGGGCTGGAGTAGCGCTATGTACCGTTCATTGCATGATGCCGGGTGCCTCCCGGTGAGTTCAGCCCGGTGCCACCGAACCCGCGTCATTCTCGCTAACGATCATCAGAGACCATACCGTACACCAGCCGCCCCTCCGCACAGGGGGATTCATCATGCAGAAATTTTTTAACAAATTCTCAGTCGGGAAGACAACCTTCAACTGACTGAATTGTGAGCAACATAGCATTTAACGGGGAACCTGTTTTCTGCAGTAAAAAGGCCCACCGGAGCGGACGGGCCTGGAAGGATAGCGGTCATGTGATGCCGGTTTCCCGGTAACTCAGCACCGGTATCTGAGTCAACGTTTTCTCTACTGGGTCATTTCCGATACGCCCTGCCTGCTGACAGGCTTTCATCACATCTGAAAATATAGCACCCTGACTGATACTGTAGTACCCAAGGTTCCAGAAACTGTGATGTATCCGGCACAGAAAAGCCCCTCCGGAGAGGGGCTGACGCTGCGTATCTGTATCATCATGCGCATGGTGCCGGGTGCCTCCCGGTGAGTTCAGTATCAGCACCTGAACCCGCACAGAAAGGATAAGGGATGTAACCAAACACCTGTCGCTGATATGCCCCTCCGCTCAGGGGGATTCACCATGCCAGTTTCTTTTAACAAACTCCCCGCAAATCAGACAACTGTCAACCGTCTGAATTGTGAGACATTTAAAATTTTCGGGGCAACAGGAAGACAATCATCACGACACCGGCAACCAGCGACCGGCACCAGATTTAACGTATGTGCACACAACCTGAACCGGCATCAAAAAACAAACCGTGCACTGACAGAAAACGGGAAACCTCCGTCCGCTGATCATCACTCATTAAGGACCACACAAAGGCGTTATGCTCATCTTCAAGTTTCCGTCTTCTTGTTTGCCTTACAAGCAACTCAGCCGTCACCTGTACAATGTCAATGACCTCCTTCTCTTCAGCAATGTACGGCCTGTTCCAGTTGTCTGTGTTAATCTTCTCCGTCACCGGCGCTGACTTTTTGCAAGTTTCCCCATTAAACCCGACGCCATAAACAACAACATCATCGCTTTGCTTTTCGTTATCAATAATGACGAATAATACAGAAACCGATGTATCAGCGAACCCGCCTGAAATCTGAACCAACTCAACAACGCGGTTGCCAAAATACTGACGCATTGCCAGCTCACCACGCCTGTAACCAACCCCGGGAAAGCACAAAAAAAATGAAAATCTTGCCTTCATGCTCGCCAGAACATAAAACGCGTCATCCAGAACACCGGAGGTCTTTTTATAAGGCATCATCGCTGAAATCTTCTCCCTGATATCCGCGCTCTGTGCTTTGTACTGTAGCGAAAAAGGCGGATTCATGATGACACAATCGAACGTGTCCGTGTCACTGACATCATCGATGGCGTTGAAGAAATTTTCATTGACCGTCTTCACTGTGGCATCCGGGAAATTATCCGGGATATGCACCAACGGAGAGGCCTGTATATCCACAGCATACAGACTTCCCACCGTGAGAAACTGCTCCAGTTGCCCGGAGCCACACGCACCATCAAAAATACTCAGGGGCAGATCACCACAATATTCCCGCACTTTTTCAGCGACAAACCGACGCAAAGGAACGGACGTGATGTACTCTGCGTATTTTCTGGCGACATCGCGATTATTGGACTCCTGAAAAACCATTTGTGAAAGGCTCTGTGGTTGATATGCGCCGGGCGTGGCGCGGAGGCAAAAAAGGCCCACAAAAGCGAGCCAGGAAAAATAAGTGTGGTGCGTTGTACTGGATTCGAACCAGTGACCGATTGCTTAGAAGGCAATTGCTCTGTCCGGCTGAGCTAACAACGCAGTGTACAGATAATGGACCGCCATCGAGGACTCGAACCCCGCGCAACCAGCTTCGAAGGCTGGCGCTCTATCCCGATGAGCTAATGGCGGTATGTGATGGTGGCCCTTGCTGGATTTGAACCAGCGACCTGGCGATTATGAGTCGCTCGCTCTCACCACTGAGCTAAAGGGCCGGGCGCAGGATAATAACGGTACGTAACTAATCCTGCAATATCATCCGTTCTGACTGGCTAAATCCTGAACTTCCCTGACCGTCTGCTCAAAACGTTCAGTCTCCAGCTCAACGCCAGTTGCACGACGCCCCAGCGCCATCGCTGCTTTGACTGTCGAACCCGACCCCATGAAAAAATCTGCAACCAGGTCACCCGGACGACTGCTCGCGCTGATTATCTGCTGCAGCATTTCTGCCGGTTTTTCGCACGGATGTTTCCCGGGATAGTACTGCACCGGTTTATGCGTCCACACATCGGTGTACGGCACCTGCGCCGTCACACCGAAATACCGCCGCAGATGCTTATATTCACTCTGCAGTTCCGTATAGTGTCGGTTCAGTTCACTGTATGTGCTGACCAGTTGGTGATGTGGCTTTTCCAGTTCTCCGCGCTGATGCTTCTCTTCTGCCACCCGGGCAAACAGCGCCTGTAATTTCAGATAATCGCTTTCGTCCGGTAGCTGCCACTGACTGGCACTGAACCAGTGCGACACCATGTTTTTCTTTCCTGTGGCATCAGCAATCTGTTTTGCCGTTATCCCCAGGGCAGCACGTGCATCACGAAAGTAAGCAATCAGCGGGGCCATCACATGCTGTTTCAGTGCCCTGCCCTTCGCCTCATACCCGGCATCTTTCGGACGATACGGCCCCTGATAATGTTCCGCGAACAGAATGCGCTCTGTGGCGGGGAAATACGCCCTCAGGCTTTCCTTGTTGCACCCGTTCCAGCGTCCGGACGGCTTCGCCCAGATAATATGGTTCAGCACACTGAAGCGTTCACGCATCATGATTTCAATGTCAGATGCCAGGCGATGGCCACAGAACAGGTAAAGACTTCCGGCAGGTTTCAGCACCCGCCAGAACTGCGCCAGACACTGGTCCAGCCACTTCAGGTAATCATCGTCGCCCTTCCACTGGTTATCCCAGCCCTCAGGCTTCACTTTAAAGTACGGCGGGTCCGTGACTATCAGGTCAACAGAATTTTCGGGTAACGACCGGATAAATTCCAGGCAGTCGGCGTTGATTAACTCACAACTGGATATTTTTACAGTATTAAGCATGGATCATTAAGCCTGTCTCTGATAGGCTCATTCTGCTTTTGCGCAAAGCAGTGGGCCTGAGGTTTGCTTGTAATCCGGACGCATGAGCAGATGGCTGGTGAGTGCCCCTAACACCCACCAGCCGCCCATTTACCACAAATAAAAAAGCCTTCAGGACTGAAGGCGTCTGTAACAACCGAACTGATAGTCTGCCAGACCCGCCATAACAAGCTGGGTCAGTATTAACTGGCAGCGTTCACGTGAAAGATAAGTATTCTGCGCAATCTCCCCGACTGTCGCCGGTTCGGTGGCACTTAATTCATTAAACACCACTCTGGCGGTTTCTGTCATATCCTGCTGTTTCAGCATGTCTTTTTCCCTTTTCCGGTTAACGTGACACACCAATAACTCTTGTCAAAAAAGCCAGCAAGCTGAAAGACCGGTATTCACCACCACCAGCGCGTTTACTGTACTGACGAGATTTTCGGACATAAAAAAAACCACCTGGCGGTGGTTTTTTCTTACTTTGCCATCGCGTACAAAATCGGCAAAATATCAGATTTATACGAAACATACGCGATTTAATTGACTTTTGCAATATCTCGTCGTGAAAAGGTCGCTTTTTGTTGCGCTCTTATTTTCACGGAGCAAATCAAGGATTCTCTATCGAGGCGCTTAAAAATATCGCACATCTCACGCCAGTAGTTCGCATAATTATGGCTCCAGTTATCAGGCTTAACTCCACACAGTCTGGCAAGCTCCTGTCTCTGGTAGACCTCACACCCGGTAACCCATCCTCTGACATCCTGTGCCGCCAGCCAGATCAACTTCTTCACACGCTCCAGCGTTTTCACTGCAATTTTTCTGGAGCCGGACTGAGTTTTAAATTCACTCCACACCCACTGTGTTATGGTGACCTGATCTTCCCAGCAAACATTTCCACTGTAGCACCACAGTAACCACGCCTTCTGATGTTCTTCCAGTTCCAGAACGGCACGCCGCCACGATGATGTTGCAAACTCAACCGGACTGACCAGAGCAATTGACGTCCCTTTCGCCAGTGATTGTTTGCCCGGGATCGGTGGATTATCCCGCGTGATCATTTTTCCGGTTACCTCATCGCGGTAACGAATTTTTTTACGTCTGTAACGCCCTGTATCGAACAGGGCATTTTCCTGCCAGGCTTCCAGCTGGCCTTTTGTCGACCCACTGAGATCCGCAGTGGCAATCATGAGTTGCTCACGAACAAACTGTAAATACTGGCTATTCATGCACACCCACCTCTGTAATTCTTATCTCCAGCCGTCCACCAGATACTGGCTGGCCACGTACAATATTGATTTCATCAAACTGCTCATCGTCCATTAACAACCCCGCGTGCGTCAGCGCATCCAGCGGTGCTTTCAGAATATTGTCCAGGTCACGGCGGCGCTTATCCGGTGGCTCTGCAATAATTTTTATTGCCAGCCGTCCGGACAGGCTTAATTTCAGTCGCTGCTGGCGAACAATAAGCGCCACTGCCCGGCGATAACGCTCCCCGGCTTTTGATACAAAATATGTGCTGCCACGGCGTCGCCAGTAAGTGTTCACCGTCGGCGGGTAAGGTAAAACCAAATCTATGAGCATCAGTCACCTCTTTTACCCGAGCACGCCAGTCGCAAAGGCGTGATCAAGAAAACGAAAAATTAACTCAATCTGAGAGCCGTACTTTTTCTCAAACTTCAGCGGGTCTGCATGAAGTTCGTTGTGGTGCTCCCGGCACAACGGTAGCGTGAAAATATCGTGGGCCTTTGTTCCCACTCCCCCCTGACCATGACCAATCAGGTGATGTGGATCGTCAGCTGGCTTACCACAACAC